TATCCGGACAAGAGATATGGCCGGATTACAACCGCTTAGACCATCGGATTTTACTGCGGCAGGATATAATGCCTTTGCATTGCTCCAGAAACTTATAAAAGAGGCCACCGGCTCGACAGACCCCATGATGGGGGTACCGACAGCAGGAAGACAGACAGCAACCGAGATATCTACTCTGATAGGTCAGGGATCGCTTAGAACCAAACTGGTCAATATGTTATTAGAAGAGCGCGTGATAAAACCTTACTTAATGATGGCTTTCTCTCTAAACCAGCAGCTCCTGACTCAGCCCGTGCAGGTTGAGACTGACAAAGGTGAGATCATAGAGATAACAAGGGATAAGATATATGGTGAGTACGACATAAAACCGATGGGGATAAGTGATATAGGCCAGGAACAGGTTAAGAATAATCAGATGATTGGCTTCTTTAATTTAGCTGCTCAATACGCCCCACAGATAATCCCGTTTGTTCTGGAGAAAATATGGCAGGGGTTTGATTTCAGGGATTCTGAAACTATTTCTAAAATGTTATCTGAGGCAGCCGGACCCCTGGCAGCAAGGCCGGCCAGTGAAAGAGTCCTTCCGGAAAATATGGCAGGAATGGGATCTATTGCGGATATACTGAAAAATGTACCGAGGGCTGGGGGGCCGACTGGCCTTCGTCAGGCCGCTGGTTCAGGAAGGACTAAATGACTAAAAGAAAAATCAGGGAAGAAGACAAAGAGGAAATGGCCCAGCTGGAAAAGGATGCCTCCCATTTTGCCCAGGTGGCCAATCTATTGAAGAGTCCTGATTGGTCCGCTGTGGAGGCTGAAATACGGGAGCAGATAGAATATAAGAAAAGTAAGGTCTTCAGTGGTAAGAAAGAAAATAAAGATCCTTATATATACGGAGTAAAGGCTTTGGAGGAATTATTAAACCATCTGTCTAAAATGGCGGATAGGTTAAGCGAGAAACAGGAGCAATTGAAGGAACTTCAAACTTCTGTGACTCAATAGGAGGAAACATGGCAGCAAGCGAAACGCTGGACCCGGTAACAGGACAACCAGTCGTGGGCACTGCAGGAGCACCAGGAGCTGGCGCATCCGGTACAGGCGGACAAGCACCAGCAGTAGACTTCGGCCCGTTCAAAGATTCAGCTGGACTATTGACCGGGTATAAGGAGTTACAGCGGTATACAGGTGATCTGAAAAAGCAGATGGATCGCCTGGAGGCTGAATTAGAGGCTGTTAGAGGTGCAGAGGAAAAACCACCTGCTGATGAGCCTCAGGGACCACAAGCATCCCTAGCTGAGTTTGTCAAAGACCCCGACGGGTATATCCAGAGACGTGGGGGTAAGATGACAGAGGCGCTACAGGACAAGATTCTGGACCTCAAGATAGAACATGCCAGGCTCACCCTGAAAGATTTTGATAAATATGAGGATGAGATAGCTGATGTCTTGGAGGAAGGTATCATAAATCGGAGTCACCCTAGAGCCCTTGCCGAAGCGTATGGAGTAGTTTTACGTCGGCACGAAGGCGAAGCAGCAGCCGCTGACCAAGGCGAACCTGGTGAAACACCACCGGCAGTTGAAACTGGGAAGGGCAAAGGTGGGCTCGGAACAGGACTGACGGCGGATCAATTAGCAAATATGTCTTTGGAGGATCTGGAAAAACTGGCTAAATCTCAACCCGGGGCAGTCGTAAGATGAGCCTGGGGGATTACTAAGAGGAAACATGGCAGTACCATTAACACTGACAACTGATCTTACTCAACTGATGCAGACTTACTATGACAAATTGTTTCTATCCCGACAGAAACCAATACTTATCATGGAACAGTTCGGTCAGAAGAGGACAATCCCACCGAGAAGTGGGAAAGTCATTCAGTTTACAAAGTATACCGTATTACCGAAAAACACTGTAGCCCTGACTGAAGGCGAAAACCCGACAGGGTTAACCCTCTCCGCTACCTCTATTACTGCACAGGTATCCGAGTATGGGGACTATACCAAAATTTCGAGCCTTCTTTCCGTGACAGCCTTTGACCCGAACATAAGTGAGAAAGTGCAACTGTTCTCAGACCAGTGCGCGCTTTCAAGTGACTACATTGTCACGACCGCAGCGGTAGCAACAACTACCGTACAGATCGCCAATGGTAAAGCGACTATCAACAACCTGGAGGCAACAGATGTGGTGAATACCCTGGAGATAAGGAAGGCCGTAAGGACTCTCAAGAATAACAAAGCCTTGAGGTTCAATGGTTATCTCATAGGTGTGATTAACCCTTATTCTGGCTTTGATCTGATGGGTGATGATGCTTTCGTCGAGGCTAAAGAATACGCTGGCGCAGGAGCCTTATTCGAAGGGGAGTACGGTAAATGGATGGGAGTTCGATTTGTAGAAACGACAGAACCCTATACAGAGGCTGGCGCTATCACGACTGTTTATCATAATCTGATATTCGGGAAAGAAGCTTATGGGATCATCCCACTGGCAAACGTCGGCGAGAAGAAAATCTATGTAAAAAATCCTGGTCCACAGGATACAAGTAACCCACTTGATAGATTCAGTACATGTGGCTGGGCCAGAACATTTACAGCCAAGATTCTCAACAACAACTGGATAGTAGATTTGAAATCAGGAGCATCGGCTTGAAGATGAAGTGGGGGTGATCCCCCCACTGGAATTATAATATGAGTTACACCGGGAAATATAAATATAATCCGCAAACGGACACCGTTATAAAGATATCAGACAGGGCGGATATAAAAAGGAAGATTGACCGCAGGCTTCTGACCATGAAACCAGAAGATGAAGCCTCCTACGCGAGGGAACACTTTCAGGAGGATATATTAGGAAACTGGCCGGAGCCTGCCATGAGGGTAGCACAGTGAAGATAGCGGCCATATATACAGACTGGGTGGAATGGTTCAGAAGACCAAGACTCAGTGGGTGTAGTTACTATAGAATAGCGCAACCTGCAGCGGCTCTGAAGAAAGCAGGGGTGGATATAGATTTGAAAGGTGAGATTGTTCAGAAGAATATATTAGGCCAGAGGGAGGATTTCAAAAAAACTTATGCTAGATTGTTTGGTAATTATGATATTGCTTTTGTTCAGCATGTGGATTCAGCCAAGGCTATAGCCCAGTTATTCGCCGCGAGGGACTATTATAAAAAGAAAGTGATATTGGATATAGACGACGATGTGACGTCTGTCCACCCATCTTCACCAACTTATCAGAGATTCTATGAAGGATCCCCTCTTATAAATTTCACGACAAGAGCATTAGAATTCGCTGACGCTATATCCGTCTCCAGTGATCAGCTGGCCAGGGTTTACTCTAAATATAATAAGAAGGTATATGTTATTCCTAACAGAATAGATCCCGGGATGTTCGACTACTCGGTATCGGATAACGACACTAGTAAAATAAGGATAGGTTGGGCTGGCGGAATAGCTCATGAGGTAGATTTAAGGTCTGTTATAAACTCCCTAAAAATTGTGATGACCAGGTATCCGAATACTCATTTTGTCCACTGTGGTGGTGATCTGGATACATTCAAGGAGTTGCCGGAAGGAAGACGAACTTATCTGGGCTATACGAAGGAATATCAGAAGTGGCCAAAAATGTTAGCCAGAATGAAACTGGATATTGCGATAGCCCCCTTAATTGAGAGTAAATTCAACAGGGCTAAAAGTTATATAAAGTATTTAGAATACTCCATTTATGGTATTCCTACAGTTGCATCAGGTGGCCGAGGGCTTCCTTATGATGAGGTTATAGTGAATGGCCAGGATGGATTTTTGGCGAAAGACTATAGGGATTGGGACAAATATTTAAGCTTACTTATTGAAAATAAATCATTAAGAAAACAGATTGGGCAAACTGCAAAAAGAAAAATGAGTTGTTATGGTATAGATAGTTTAGTTGATTCCTATAAGACAATGTTTTCGGAGGTCGGAAATGGATGTAACAGCGCTTGAGGCCAGAATAAGAGAAGAACTCTCCCAGACAACAGCAGCTAATTCAAGATGGGGATCCACTCTACTGCTGGCCTGGATGAATCAGTCGGCCAGACATGTCGTATTGGATACGGAATGTTTAGCTGATGAGAGAACCGCCCCGGCTGTCGTGGGTCAGAGAGAATACTCCCTGCCCTCCGATTTACTTCGGATCAAATCGATTTATTATAAAGAAAAGAAATTATACCCTATAACTGTACTTGAGCTGGATGAAAAGTTATCCAGCTGGCGGGATTCAAATAACGGGACACCCAAATATTATTTTCCAATGCGTATAAAGACCAAAACAAAGACTATAGGAGTATACCCAGAGCCTGACGCTACAGAGACCCTCAGACTCTTTATGCTATTGTTACCCGCTACTCTGGTAAACGCTACAGATGAGCCCGATCTGCCAGAGGAATTTCACTGGGCTATCATTTATCGTGTATGTTATATGGCAGCGCAGGAGATAGGAGATAAAGATTCGGAAGGGAAGTTTTGGAAGGAATATATAAGGATAACACAACAACTGGAGAAGAGTGCGAGGTTAATGGACCAGGATGTCCTGACCTTTGACGTAGGAAGCAATATAAACAGGGGGAGATGATATGAAAAAAGTATTCATAAGTTTCTTTGTTTTGTGTCTCTTAGTATCTATGGGGAACGCCAGGAACAGGAGACAAGGCAATCCATTAGCGAAAAGCCAGCAGGAGATAATGGGTCGTGGGCTGGATATAGATGCAACCAGCCAGATAGTGATACAGTATATCAGTCATGACTCTACCACCTCAGTTATTTCTGTGGGGAGTACAAACTACTATTGGCTTAAGGGGATAGATGGCACTATCGAATTGGAGTTGCGCTGCCCAAATACAAATACAGATTACATTAAATATGGCTCTACTGTGTCGGTAGACGGCCCGAGATTAGGGCAAGGCCAATATCGGATATTTGATTATTATGACGGGGATTTCTATCTTAAGGCAAATAGCGCCAGTCAGACTGTCGAAATATTCAGAAAACTGATAAACAAAACTACTTATTGGCAGGGGGCAAGATAATGAAAAAAATATTTTTAGTTTTACTTCTAATTTTGACAGGCTATTCTGGGATGTGTTTTTGTGGGTCTCGGGTAAATCCATACATAGACCCTGCCAATCCATCATTTACCAGTATAACATTTCCTGA